TAGTATTCAGCCTGTATTGATTAGAACCCAAAGAAACTACAGAGGATATATTAATACTATGCGCTACACTTGATATTGTGTCTATAAATATTTCAATGGGTTTTAAAGCTATGTAGAGTAGTCTTTTCTTATTCCGTTATAATTATCGTAATCGTAGTTCTCTGGGTTGTCGCAGATGTACAACTGAATATTTTTATAAGTCTTAATACCTAAATTGTAATTCTTGTATAGTTTAGTATGTGACAAAGCGACTAATTGAGAGTTACTAAAAGTGTTACTAGTTGCACCAGTTAAAACAAACTCATGCTGGTTATCTCTTGCGTACTCCCAAAAGATAAAATACTTTAACATCTCCTTAAATCCTTTGCTTATTCTTTGGTCATTATCACATGTACCATCATCATCAATGCAAAAGGCATTAAATATTGCTGTGAATTTTGGACTAACCGGAATAGATGAAGGCTCAATCAATGGAGCTGTATCTAAGTCTGCTATAAATTCTGTATACATATCACAACCTAGTAAAGCAGTTAAATAGTCTACTTCATACTCATCAATATAAGCCTGAATAGCCGGAGTGGTAAACTCATTTTTTCCTTGAGCTACTAATCCAATAAAATCGCTAGGTTGTAAAAAACTCATTATTTCTTAGCTTTCTTTTTAGGTGCAGCTTTCTTTTTTGCAGGGGCTTTTTTAGCCTCTACTGTTTTTGTAGACTCAGAAGGTAACTCTTCAATAGCTCCACGCTTAAACATATTAGCCGCAGTATTCTTGTTTAGTTCTACTATGTCTCCCTTTCTATATCTGTTGTACCTCTTAAGTACTAAGTATTTCTTTTGCTTCATAACTCAAAGTCTTTTACCACCAAATCCCCGCACCGAATAGATGCGAGGTTTAGTGTGATTATGAATATAAATTAAGCTGTAATCGCAGTAATCGCAGCAGCGATATCTGGAACATGCAAGAAAGCATTAGCGTCTACATTTCGTACTAAGAAGTTTAATCTTTCGTAAGCTTTTACTGTAACGATTTCTCTTTCAAAGTTGTCGTTGTTTTCAAATCCAAACTCTACTGTTGTTCCTCTTCTTGAAACTACAGTTCCTTTAGTTGAATCCATTACATACATCTCATTAACTGGTACTAAGTTGTTAGCGATAACCTGTACAGAACCAATATTAACTCCGTCATCAGTAATGAAGTTAGGAATCAAATATCTGTTGTTAGCGTCTTTTTCAACTCTCAATAAACAAAAGCTTACAGGATTAACTAATGCATAGTTAGCTGTAAATTTGTTGTTCTCTCCAGCGTCAGAAATTTGACACGCTGTAACGTGAATTAAATCAACTAATGTCGGAGATTGTACAGATGTTGCATAGTCTCCAGCAGCGAAAGTAGAAGCTACAGCATCAACAGAATTAAGCTCTGGATAAACGTCACTACCTAATAGTAAACCTTCGTCAACCTTTAACGCTACATCAGTAGACACTAAGTCTCTAATCTCAGAAGACACCCACTCGTAGTCATCCATCATATCAATGCAAATATCCACCATATCGCGTATTTTGGTGATTTGCATTGTTCTTACTTGCCATGTAATTTTAGAGTCGTGAGTAGAAGCCGCACAACCTGCAACATTCTTAGCATCTCTTACGATTGTCTCTTGGTCATTATACTTAACATACTCTTTAGTCGTATTTCTTTGGTTAAAAAGATTACGCATGAAAGTCTGTCTAGTGGCAATCTGACCAACTCCAGGCATCATATCAGCAAAATCAGTACCCGAATTAATATCAGACGCATTTTGATTTGCTTTTATATCTAGTCTTACAGTAGACTTATTATCCTTAAGTCCTTTTAATTTTTCTGCATTGTCGTTTAATCCTTCTAATAAAGCAGCTTTAAAATCTACTGGTTTACCTTCTGAAGCCTTTTCGATTTGCTCTTTGAACTTTGACATTTCAACTCCTTGAGCCTTTAATGCACCTTCTAAAGCGTCTACTCTAGCATCTTTTAATGCCTTGATTTCTTCCCCTAATTTCTCTAAGTCTTCCTTAGATGCTTTAGCTTCCATTGCTTCATCATGTTTCTTACCTAATTCAGATAAGTCATGAGCATTCTTTTCAACGATATAAGATGCTTTTGCCTCTTCCGTCATGTTCGCGATTTCCTCGCTTGATTTAATTACAAATTCCATTGTATTGTTTTTTTTTTAATTGTTTAATAAAAAGTCAAATACTCCTTTTTCACTCGGCTTACCACTCTTTAAAGTGTCTTTAATAGACGGCTTCATAGATTTAAGTGAGTTTTGAATCTCTTGTATTTGTAGAAATTGATACTCCAATCTCTTTATATGTTCATCTGTACCCTTATGATACTTTAATGCTTTACTGAATGAGTTGCTTAATGAACTCAATTTTGATAATACTGGTGTATAATCACCTGTGCTTTTAGCTACCTCTAGTGTGGCTGTTAATTTGTTTGCTCCAAATGCTACAGCTGAACCCTCAAACATCTTAACTTCATTAACCTCGTAATGACCTTCTTTGTGTAGTTGAGAGTCTTTGATAAATTTAATTTTATCTTTTATGTATTGAAACCCTATTGAATGCTGGTTAATAATCCCTAAATCATAATCTTCTAAAGCATTATTTCCGTCAGTTGATTTACTTAAAATACCAACACCTATAAGCTCATCACCTTGTTCATATAATTCTGTATATTTACCAATCTGTTGTTCCCAATCATGATGACGCAAGAATTGTATTTGGTCTGGAGCATTTGTAGAAGGCCCTCTCTCATTTATAGACTTAATAAAAGCTCCATTCCTAATAATATCTCTGTCAGAATCTAAGAAATTCATAGTGTTTAATACAACCTTAACACGCCTGCTACCAGAGTCAATGTCTTCAACTTTAGCTGAAACAGTCTTTACCTTATAGTAATTATTATCTTTTAATTTTTCTTCTAAACTATTCATTTGTAGTAGTGTTAGTTTGTGCTATCTCGTTCGCTATCTCTTCTGTATATCCGTAAGTTATCTGTAGCAACCTACTCTTAGCCTCATCTGTTATAGGCATATTCAAAACAGTATTAACACCTTCCATGTTTGCTTTATCCTTATCCGCTTCTTCTTTTTGGTCTGCTTGTAACGCCTCAATGCTTGACGTATCTTGTATAATTCTATATCTTTTATTGTCTCTTAAACTGTATTGAGCTAACCAACCATTATTAATATCTTGTAGTATCTTATTGTTAACTGGCAATACTGCATCTGTATAAAGAGACTTTAAAGCAGTTGTGTAGTTGTTATAAGTTGAGTTGGCAGGGTCATTAAATAACACTGAAGGAACGCTAAACGCATTACATAGCTGTCTGTCTGTTAATAATCCTGATTCAATTATCTTTAAGTCAGTTGCATTCATACCCATATTTAGGTAATTAACATCTGTACCAGTTACATGGATAGAGTTGAAATTCTCAATACCTCTAATCTTTTCATTAACAGAGTTTTTTATCCTATTAGCCTCTTCATTATTCAAAGGTCGCTCACCCTTATTAGTTAGAATACCTCTTGAGCCTTGGTTCTTAACCATTATACTAATAGCCTTTTGAATATCACTAGAACCCGTTAGAGAATATAAAGCAGCTTGTAAAGGACTTAACCCCTCTAAGCTCTGTAAGCCTTTATCACTAGGATTAATGTACTTAGTATGCAATACCTCTTCTAAAGGAATGTTAAAAGTCTTTTGTTTGTCTGTGAATTGATAACCCCTAGCACCATCTAAATAGCTGTTACCCGTTATAGGTGTTGTGAATCCACTAGGTAAAATCTCTAACTGTTGCCATAAATCACCAAATCCAACAGAGGTTAACCCCCTTTGGTATACATCACCAGTTGATAGTAAATAAGTAATGACAGTTTCAAAGTAATCGTTTTGGCTTAATTGTCTACCTTGATAAATAGCAGGTTGTTGAAGCATCTCAAATACTTCTCCATCTGTTATCCTTTCAACCTCATCCGGGTTAGTTGCATCAATTAATATCTTAGGAACGTCTGCCGCATTGCTTGCTATCTTCTTTATAATAGAATAAACACTAACATTTGAAGCGTAACCAGTGTTAATTAATCCTTGGTTGTTCTCGTTATTAGATGAGAAACCGCCAAAGCCTACAAAATTACCTGTTGTGATGAAACTATTAGAGTCGTTGTAACTATGACTCTTTAATGAAAGGTCAAGTTGTTTACCTTTTGAGAATGGTATTTTAAACTTCACTCAATTGAATTATTGAGCTAATATACTAATGATGATTAAGTAATCAGTAAAATGATTATTTTCTAGTCAATAGTAAAGTGTCAGTTTTTACATCAAAGTATTGAGCTATTTTAACTAGATTACATAGTGAAGGCTCTGCCACTCCTTGCTCATAGCTGGCAATCATTGAACGTGTTAAACCTAACTCAAGAGCTAACTTATTCTGGCTTAATCCCTTCTCTAATGTGAGGGCCTTATCCTTTCTTAATGTCTCTAAATTCTTTGCAAAGTTCATAAGCAAGTAGTTGTTTGTGTAATAGTGTAATGCTCTGGGAAAGAAAAATTTAATACATGTGTACCATCTGACTCAAACTGTTTAACCTCTTCCTTAGTACCCTCAAACTCTATTTGATGATTAAGTTCATTTTGGTAAGGCTCAGATGTTACCGTATTAATGTTACATTCATAAGTCTTAGTACATGAGCCTAAAAATAAAGCTAATATTATTAAATTTCTTGTTTTCATATCTTATTAATTATCAATTATTTAGTCTGCTTTCTACACGGGGTGGAGACAACTTTTTTACACCATTACAAAATCCCCGTAAATATCAAATATTTCTCGCATCATTATAGTGTCCCAATCATCTGGTGAACGTCCTATCATTTCCTTTACTTTGTCTTTAGGTATAATACCCTGCTTACCGTCTTTGTCTACATCCTTGTATTTAACCTGCTCCATCTCTTCTGATACCCTATCAATTACCGTTTGGTCTTTGCATATCTCTACTACTTCACCTCTCTCTATTCTCTTAGCCATACGTATAGAGCACTGACTTTTAAGGTTGTCGTAGTTCTCTTTTAGTTTAGCCTTAGAGTTGTTAATGAATCCTTGGCAGTTAAGTATATCAACTACACCACCGCCTACACCGTCCTCATCTGCTACCGTATTAGAGTTTTTTATTTTGTATTCTGTCT